GCGCTGTCGAATGGTTAGGCACATTCGGCACGCGTTTTACATGTTTAACCCCATTAACTACGGTCTCTACTGCTTTTCTAGTAGCCACTTGTACTCCTTTTCTTTTTCTTTTTTGTTTTCGGTTTTGGAGGCCCATATATTGGCTTAGGTCTATAAGCAGTAACTTTTATCGTTCCATTGTCATATGTTACTGTTTCTCTGTATTTTGTTTTTCCTAAAGTGCTCATTACACTACTCCGGTTTGTTGTGGTGCCATCATCGGTTGCATCGCTTTTGCCGCATCCAGGTTAGGGCTTACTCCAAGTTGTATTTGTCCTCCGCTAGAAACACTAGTAAGGAATAAATTGTAATGTGCAGATGCTCGCTGTTGATTTCCAGCAAACTCTGCGTCTTTCATATACGCCCTATAAAGAGCATAATCAATTACAGCATTTGCATAAATATCATCTATGTACAAAGTAGCGCTTGTATTTGCTAAATCCGTAGGTGTCCTAGAAAAAACAATCTCTACATACGCATTGCCAGACACCCCTGGGTATACATAATATTTACGGGGGTCGTCTTCATCAAAAGCATAATGTTTAACTACTGTTGTATGAGCTGCATCTCCTGTAACTGCAGGATCATGCCAATCAGGTTCTAAGGTATCTAATATCTCTCGATCAACTATCCTAATAGTTCTTTTGCCTGTTGCACTACCGCCAGCTGCAGACATGTTACGAACTACCTTTATTAACCTTAGTCCAACATCTGGAATAGCTTGTTCCGTGCCAGTAGACAACTGCACATTAGCATGGTCCGCAGAAGCATCTGGTCTTAAATTTACAATCTCCCTTTGTGCATCATTTATATAGCGCAAAAGTTCGGCTTCCGACCACCGAACATTAGTTGTATCTTGGAGGGTATCTTCTATCCTCAAGAGTAAATTTGCACCAGTAATAGTACCGGCCATCTATCTATACCTCGATAATAATGTCTTCTTTCTTCTTCGTTGCTTTTTTCTTCTTGGGAGCCGGTTTTGCTTTGGGTTTAGGTTCAGGTGTTACATCTTTTACTTCTGTGCAACCTGCTTGTATACATTCGTATCCTAAATCATCACCAACTTCCATTTCCTCGCCTGCAGCTATTGTAATAGCAGTGCCCCAAGGTGTAGAAACATATGTGTCAACTTTCGCTGTAATTTTCAATTATTTTCTCCTAAATTATGTGGGTAGCCCCGAAGGACTACCCACAAGACTCAACCTAGTATGCCACGTCCATTCGGATAACACCAAAGTCTTCAACAGCGCCGTTATGGTCACTGTTGTACTTAGGCTTCCTAAAGCCAAGGATCTTACCAATTGAGATACCATTTTGGTTCCCGTAGTCGAAAGAATCTTCAACTATTTCAGGGAGACCGATATCAGCCATAGCAAGAGCTTGTGCTCCACAGAATAAGCAAGCTGCGCCATCAATATCAGCATCAGCACCCCACTTATAACCAGCAGAACCAGCATTAGATGATGTTCCAGAAGTTGCGCCAGAAGTGTTAAACACGTGTCGGAACTCATGGATCATAACGCCATCAACCATAAGGCTTGAAGAACCTGAGAACAATTCGTTGCTCGGTCCTCTTACTCCAGCGTTCCTGACGTTAGCTAGGAAATCTGAATCAAGTTTAAGGTCAGCCATAACTTGAGGAGTCACAAACATGTGATAAACCTCGTCGCCACCTGAACCTCTCAAACCACGGATATAGTTATCCTTAGCATAGGCTTTAAGAGCAACAATAGACTTGTACTGAATAGTGTCAGCAGCTACAACAGATGCAGTACTACCAGCAACAAGACCATCAGATGCATCCCATCTTCTATGCCTGTTGGTTGTTGGTGTAGAAACGTCACTAGCAAAAGCAAGGTCACCTAAGTTTTGACCAGTAGACATAACTGATCTTAGGGCACCATTATTTTTGTTAGTGAGCGCAATACCAGATAGCGTTAAGAACGCTATTTGGTCAATACGATCTGCCATTGCATACGCAAGGGCGTCTCGAGAATGCTCACGAAAGTTGACAACTGATTTTTGATCAGCAAGACGTCCAGCTAGACGGTTTGCAAATCTCATTTGATCAAGTTGAACAACGATATCGTATGCTCTCAATGCTTCTTCATTACCTTCGAGAGTGTAGTCTCCAATGATACCATCACCAGTCATGTCAGCTAGAAGGGTTATTACCGCTCTCGCTCCTTTCTCAGATTTGGTAAGTTCAGAAATTTTCTGAACCATTGCATTAGGGCCACTACCCGCAAATTGGTTAATGAAGGACATATTCCGAGCAACACGCCAGAAATCACGTGACCAAATAGTGAGCTGTTCACTGGTCAGTGATGCAAAGTTAGTATTTGCCATTTGAATACTCCAAATTAATAGATTTAGAACCAATCGACTTATTTGGGGCGATATTTTACCCGTATACCCTTTATCGTTGGGATACGCTCTCGTAGTTTTACGAATACGACCTCGCGCAGTTTTACGTCGGATGCGAGACGAAAACGATTTTTTACGGGAACGACCCCGGCTAGATATCGTACTAGCAGACGAAATACTCTTTTATATTACATTAACTTCTAACCAAAGTCACCACGCATTCTACGTAATGTTTCTTCAGGTAATGCCATAAATTCATCATCAGACAACACGTCTATGTCTACAGATTTTTCACCTCGTTCTCCAGCGCCTTCGCCTTTCATAGCAGGCGGCTGTGATTTAGCTGCTGCTACTTTCTTTTTAACTGTAGTTTTTTGTCTACGTTCTTGTACTTGCTCTTGTGTAACAACGTTTTCGTTACCTTGCAAACTACTATCACCTGCAGTCGATAAAAGTTCAGGTCGTTTTGCGGCTAGTGTATATTCAGTTGCTCGTGCCAACGAGTCAGCTGCGCCATAGCCTTGCACTATAAAAGCATCTCGAAGGTCCATAACCTCTTGAGTTAAACCTTCATCATAAGTAGTACTGTTTTGGTCCAATATAGGAAAAGTCTGTTCGATCTCTTGCGCTTTAGCTTGTAGCTCTTGCGCTTCTTGATTTTGTTGAACTGTTTGACCCATTTGTTGCTGGACTTCAAACATCATTGCTTCTTTTTCTGCAGTACGAATTTCATTTCGTACAACAGCGGCTTGGTTCATTTCGCCATCAAGTAGCAGTTGTTGATACTCTTGTTCTTTAGATGCAAAGTCATATTGAGGCGCTTCAGCTTTAGCTGCCGCTTCTGCTTGTTCTATTTCATTAATTCGTTTTTGCATCTTCTTATTTTTAGCAAGAACTTCATCGAGTCGAGATTTAGGCACCATAGGCGCTTTATCTTTTTTAGCTACAGCTTCTTCTGCCACCTCTTCTTCAACTCCTCCATCGTCTGATCGTGTAGCGTCTGCATCTGCGTCAGCCATTGTTTCTTCGACCACATCTTCTGAGCTGTCTTCTGCCTCTGGTTCTGTTTCGCCTTGTTCTTTTGCCTCAAGTTCTTCTGGGCTCGTTTCAAGGTTAGTCTCGTCTCCAAGTGTGTCTTCTTGCGGCGTCTCTGCTTCTTCATCAGTCACTCCTTCGTCTTCTGATACTGTTTCAAAGTTCATATCTACATTAAAGCCCTCGGCGTCTTCTTTAGTAATCGCGTCCGCGCCAGGCATTCTGTCGTATACTACATCTCCTTGTACATCATCGTTTGGGTTTACTTTTTTCTTAGCCATCAGGCCCTCCTTGTTTAAATGCCGCTATTGCCACTTTGGCAGCTGCGTTAGTTTCCGTGTCAGCACGTCTTTGTTCATTAGTTAAACCTGCTAACCTCTCTCTGAGCTCAAGTTCTTCGCGTTTCATTTGAAGTTTACTTTCTATTTCAGCCATCTGCAATTGTGGGTCTACATCTGTAATCTCTTGGACCTTGGCAGTATTAAGGGCTGCTTCGCTTTGTATCTTAGTAGCTTCTGCTTCTAGTTTAGCTATCTCTAGTTGTATTGTTCTAATTTGAGCCTCCATTTGGAATTGCATCATTTGTGCTTCTTGTTCAGATGGTGGGTTAGTCCCTTCCATAGCACGTATTCGCTGTGCTATTTCGCCTTTACGTGCTAAATGTGAAAAATCTACTACTACATCGTTTGGAATAGGTACACCTACTTGACGAAGCTGCAATGCTTCAGCAAACTGCATTTCATCAAAATTATCTCTCGCTGGGCTGCTAGAAATAACAACATCATACTCTCCAACAGTAAGATCATTTATAATTTCACCTTCCGGTGTCATTTGGTTTAATACCATTGGGTCGCTTCCCTTCATAGGGTCTGCTTCATTTACAATTTGTACAACACGCTCTTCTGTATAATATGCTTGTACAAGATTTAAAATCTTTTCCGCTAAATATTGTCGGCTTTTAGCTAGGTTGTCCAAAGGCACTTGAATCATCATTGCGCCTCTGTTCTGTTTTGCTTGAATCGCAACGCCTGAAACTTCTGGGCTGTCTGTACCCAACATTGAATCACTAATACCACTGATTTGTTTTATATTAACGGCTGCTTTTTGGCTTATGCGATCTAAACCGGTAGGAATCTGATTCGGCGGAATTTTAGCCGGGGGATTAAAACCACGGTTAAATTCGAGTACTAATCCTGTCTCAGCGCCATGCTCTTCTAAGTCATCTGCATCCATGCCACTTAGAGAACCAGACTCCACAATCCAACCGCTGTTAGCAGTTGTATTCACAATATGTAGTTCTTGAGAAGAGATCTTATTCAGTTGTTCTTGGGGGGATATTAAATTACGAACCATTCCGAACGGTCGACCTCTTCTCCAGAAAGGAAAGTAAGGGACTAAAGTAAAATGGTCATAGGGCGACCAATCATCATGTAACACTATTAAATCAGCTGTCACTGTCCAACGCACTTTACGAACCAGTTTTTCAATAATGTCTAGGTCATACTCATCTGCAAACTGTTCTCTTTTCTTTTTAGTCCACCCATAAGGAACCTGTCGCATATCGCCAGTAAAACGATCAACATAAAACATACACTCTTTAAGTCTATAATACTGTCGTTCTATTACTCGAACTGAGCGTAGCGCGCGATTTTCTTCTGGGTTTGTTGTGTTGCCTTGTTGATATTCGACACCACTATAAGTGTCGCCGTATCTAGTTTCTTCGTACTCGATTGAATCTGTGCCTAAAGCTGACCCCTGTTCCACAGTTATACGAAGTTTGTCTGCTTTTTTCTGTCCATAAATCTCTTCTATCTCATCAAGGCTCATCCACTTCGTTTCAAAAACCTCGTTCCACGTTCTAGGGTCGTAATCTTTGCCATCTGGGTCAATAAGAATATCTAGTGGGTCTTTTGAAGTTATACGAACTTCACCTTGTATATGGTCATCAAAATCTATACGAACATCAAACCAACCCCTGTCTTGTATAAGACCATCAGAAAAAACCTGTGCCTCTACCCAATCTAACTTGTTGTTATCAGAAATTTGCAAAAACAACTTAGTAAGTGTGTCTGCTATTTCTTGTTGTCCGTTTCCTCTAGGTTTAAACGTAACATCCATTCTACGTGTACTTTGCTCCCCTATAACTGTGTTAATAGTAGGTAATATAGTATTAATAGTAAGAGCAGGTCTGCCTTGGTCATCTAATGTAGACAAGTCAGCTGCGTCCCACTGTTCTCCTCGATAGAAAGCATCGCATCTTTTTGCGACTGCGATGTAGTCTTGATGTCCGTTGTCCCGGGCGCGCGTGTACGCGTCCCACTGGTCGCGGGCAAGTTGATGTTCTTTTGCTTTACTTAACCTTTTAGGTTTGTCGGATCTATATGCCATTAAGCGCTCATTGATGTTTTCTTGTTATCACTTTTTACTAAGTGTCTTAGTCTATCTCTCCAAGATGGCTCAGGAGCAAGCCTTTCATAAAAGGTTGCAAACTCAGTCATCATAAGACCAATCCACGCCAAGGCGTCGACCTGGTCATCGTGCGTACCATTAGGAAACCGTAAAAGTTCTGCGACAAGAGGCCCAGTCCACACAGCTTCCTTTGGAAAGTATACCATGCCTTGTTGCATTCGTCCTTGAATTGCACGTGCTCTTGCTTCCTTATCTCGTCGTCCAACTTTTAAGTCTTTAAAATACGCCTCGTGTAGTCTACGCTCTCGAACTCTTTTTTCCAAGAACGGACCGATTGCCATCTCTATGTGACCCTTCTCTATGCCAACAATTCCGGGCCTCCAAGTCTCATAAAGATCTAAAATTTGTTCTACCAATTCAAAGCCATCAAACTTGCCGCGAACAGTATCAACAACATACATATTATCATACTCATCGACCCCGACCACAATGCCAACCGAATAGTCATTTCTATCTCTTTGGCCAATCGCGAGATCCCACGCGCAATAATACCGCAACTTCGACAAATCAACGTCTTCATTCTCATAATAGCGTATCATATCTCGATTGAAATAATCACCTTCATCTGCAACTGGGTTCTGCTGATAAAGTGCGACCCAATCCCGCGGGCCTACCGCTTTTTGTATTTGTTGCAGCGCGTCAAGGTTATATCGCTCAGGATGTAATGCTTCGCCGGTTTTTCTAAATTCTTCGTCTTTTTCCGCAACCGCGGGGTATTTAACTACTTCCCACTGGTCTGCTCCATCCTTAGCTGCAGTCAACAACCGCCCCGCCAAATCATCGTCGTGCCACCGCGTAAGAATAATGAGCACACCGCCCCCCGGAGCAAGACGTGTGTATGCAGTTGAAGTGTACCAGTTCCATACCGATTCCCGATTAAATTCGGATTCTGCGTCCTCTCGGTTTTTTACAGGGTCATCGATTACCAAAATGTTCGCACCTTTACCCGTGATACCTCCACCAACACCAGCAGCCACGTATCCCCCTCCTTGGGTCGTGAGCCACGCTTCGACGGATTGACTCGTTCGATCCAAAAGTGTCTTAGCAAAAATGTTTCTATAGTTAGGTTCGCGCAAAAGTTGCCGCACTTTTCTAGAGAACGTCATTGCGAGCGAGCCTGAATACGAACAACTGATAAACTCGTGTTTGGGGTTTTTACCTAAATGCCACGCCGGAAACGCGACACTCGCCAAAGTTGATTTACCATGCCGCGGAGGCATAAACAACATTAACCTAGGCGATTCGCCATCTTCTACCGCTTGACTAAACTTTTCGAGCCTTTGACAAATGTCTTTGTGCACCCATCCCGCAAGGTAGTCTGGGTTAAACCTTTCGACAAAAGGCAGAACATGCTTGCGAGACAGGGCTCTTAGGGCGAGCTCCCGTTGAGCAGCCTCTTCTCTAGAGAGTTCGGGCTTTGAAGTGGGAGACGTATCTTCTTTCTCAACGGGAACCGCAACTTTTTCTGCTTCGTCTGCTTTACAATATACGCAGATCCCTCCTTCCGGTATAAGTGTTTCTGGATAAGAAGTCAAACACTCCTTACATTCAATCTTTTTTATTTCCATCCCTTCTTGGCATTAGATACTGGTTATCCACACCAGCAATTTTGAGCAGTTCCGAGTCAGGCAGTCGTTCTAACTGCTGTACGTTCTTCTCTATATTAATATTTATCTGTGTTGGGTTCTCAGGAGCATGTAGACCGTGGAGCTTGCACAACGAATCGGTAATCTTACACTCTTCGGTCGCGGTTACCGACTTACGATGCGCTTCTAAGTACATATTAG